GTCAGACTCAGGGGAAGCCAATACGAATATCTTATTGTAAAGTATCTTGTATTCTTTATTTATTTCTTGCAACCTTTCGTCTAATAACTCTTTTTTAGCGAATGTGCAAAACAGCTTGTTCATAAGCGATTCTGGTGTTAATTCTAATGTGTTTGTTTCTGTCATAACCTTGTTTAATAAATATTTGTAATTAGTTTAGAATGCATAGCTGGTTCCATGTTTGTGTTTTACCTTCATTTCTCCTGTTTCCAATATGGTTTTGATCTCCTCTAGTGTCTTTTTGCCGTCCTTTTTGCTGAAATCAAATAGAAACGAGTCGTAAGTGATCAGAATTAGCTTAGTCTTGGCGCTTGAGGTTTTAAGATAGTTTTGAATCTCTTGTATCTTATAAATATTTTGCTTAGTCTCTAGGTTTTGCACCACGTAGTTAAACAGCTTGTATTTGGTCATTGAATCGTCCTTCTTGATTATTCTGCCCGTTGGTAACTTATAACCGCCTTGCTTACTGTATTGCTTCCACATCTCGTCTACGTAAGAACCCATTTGAGCGAAGAAGTCTACGTGTTTGTACTTTTTATCCACTCCACCGTAAAGCTGTTTGAACGTAATAGTTTTGGACTCTTTGTACTCGTCTTCTGTGAGTTGCTCTTTATTGAAATAGCTTTTACCAAGGTACTCGTGAAAAGACTCTTGTGGACATTCAAAATTTATAAGTTTAGCTATTAGCCTCAAGTGATATGCGTCGAAGTCAAATTCAACAAGAAAGTCATTAGAAGGTAAAAAGCAGCTTCTGAAATCGTTCTCTTTTGGAATGGCCAAGAAGTTAATGCCGTTAAACGAATTTGTTGGTCTTCCAGTTAAATTATATAAGTTGTAGCAAGAGTACATCCGATCCCCTTTAATAGAGTAGCTCTGATCGTGAATCTGGTACTTATCAGTCAAACACTTTACATCTACCTTTATTGGATTCTCCTCGACTGATTTGTACGCGTTAACGAAGTCCTCTTGAGTCTGTAGATCTGTTTCTAATCCGAAGTAGCCTTCAACGTAATCGTACAAACATTGGCACCTTTCGTAGTGCTTCGATATAGGTATTAATTCGTTTGTGATGGGAAGCTGCCCATAACGTGAGTAAAAATCGTGGTGTAAATTGGTATCGCAATCGAACTGGTTAAATTCGTTTGTTTGGTCGAGATTAACGAAATGTAGGTCTATAGCGTTAGGTAAATCTAAGAAGTAAGAGTGAAACTTCTTGTCTAATAGGTATACTTTTTTGTGGAGCTTTAAAAACTCTTGAACCATATTAAAATCCAAGTAAAAGCTTTCAGAGTGTTTGAAAGGGAATACGTAACCCTTTTCACCATCGTTGTAATACAGTAAACTTGGGTACGTCAACTTCGGATGAACTCTATCGTTGCCCGCTATTAGTTGTACGAAACACTCGTCTTTAATATCAAGGTTGCCGAATTGCGACAAACTTTCTACAATGAAATACATAACCTTTTAATTTGAACTAAATATAACCAATCCAATCGATTGTATTCAATTAATCTACGAAGTGGGTTTTGCAAACTTAGTGTAATCACCACCTATGAAAGCATCTATTCCAACAAAATTTGGCTCTGCTGCTTCCGTTAATCTTTTATTTGTGTCTATAATTCCAGCTCTAATATCGTACTGAGATATTCTTTGTGTGTTTAGTGGTCCAGTTATTTTCCAAAGTATGCTAACCACTTGATAAAAAGAAACGTCGTATCTAACTTCGCCGTTGGTAAAAGCCACGTATTCTGCAGGAGAAATTTCTACCACGTATCCAGATTGATTTATTTTTTTTGCGAAGTATCTTGTGATGTAGCCTTTTTGGTAATCTGAATTTGTAGGTTGAGGGTAATACGTAGCAGGTTCTAAATTTTTAGATGTAAATTGTAAATTCGACCTATTTATGCTCCCTTCTTTTTGTGATGGAGAAATAAATTTAGTGTTTATAGAAACAATACCATTCTTTGTAGTGCTAATCGGTGTCAAAAATAAATTGCTACCATGAACAGAATCTGTTCCTGTATACGCATCACCTTTATAATCGTAATAGAAGTTTCCAGAATAGGGCTGCTCTTCTAAAAGAAATTCATTTCCTTTTGTAATTTGATTGTTCTTAGTAGCAAAAGACGGATAGTATCTTATCATAATGTTAGTTTATTATTCAATATTAGATACGTGTACATGATTATCGTGGTCTTTAAATCCAAAAGTTAGATACGCTTTTTTATAAGGGCCTTCTCCATTTTTGTTGTATCCAAGAGCGGCTAATTGATCTGTAAACTTTTCAACTAAAGACTTTATTTGAGGATGCACAGGTTGACCTTCTATGTAATCGATATCCACAGCGTTTCCTGTGTAATGTCTACTATCGTGCTCGTCCTGAGCGTAGTTGTTTTGACCAAAGTCTATGGACACTTTAACGCCAGCATTTCCCGCGGCTGTATTTATATCTTCCAATAATTTAGGATTTAAAACCGCAATGTCTGTATTATTTTGAATCACAAGATTTGGATAGCCACTAGCAGGATTAGGATTAGAATAATTGCTGTAAATTTTAGCTGGCGCACTACCAAGTTTTGCGTTAGAATAAATAGTTCTTGTTTTATCAGCTTCGTAATCATTTATGCTATTTCTTAAATAAGACATGTTTGTTCTCAAAGAAGTTGTCCATTGATTGTTTTCTATGGTATGCGTAAGACCAACGATTGCAAAACCAATACTAGTAAAAGGGTTGCCTTCTTTTATTTTAGTATAGTTATAAGGTAAAAAGTTCTTTCCTATTGTGAATAGCTGAGTCATTTGAAAACCTGATATTCCATCCATACTCATATTTAAAGAAACTGGTATCATTGCGGATGCTCTCGTAGCAATTTCTTTATTTTTTAACACACTCATTTTTTGAATAAAGTAGTTAGTAGCAAAGCTTATTTTACTTTCATCGTAAGAATCTCCGTATTGGTATATTGATCTAATGTATTCGTCGAACATTTTTGCTTCATTAACTATAGCAGAGTTCTTTGTAGTATTCTGTTGTTTTTTCTCCATATATATGTCTGTTGATATGGAGATAAATCTGTCTTGAAAATCTGTGTTAACGAATCCAAAAGAACTCGCATCAGTAGAAAGAGAAACTTGTCTACTTGGATCAGAATTGGCGGATATAGCTATCATACTACCCAATTTACTGCTTATGTCTGTTCTTAATTCTATAGATTTAACTATAGATTTTTTTCCGAATATAGGAAGTTCTGATATATTATCCTTTGCATTAGTATAGCCTGAATTTTGAGCAGTTAATTGAATTTCTCCGTCTGCGACTCTTGTCTGTTGATCGTCTACTATAACAAAAGCATTAGAAGGATCGTGATAAGACAATCTTAGCATGTTAAAGTTTCCCAAAGATTTGTTCATATCTACTAAAACCTGCTCTAAGAATTGTTTTAAGTATACTGAGTTAGTTCCATCTCTATAGCTAAATTCAGAAACTAGCTTGGTTAAATAGTTTATATTCACTAAAACATTCATCAATTTGCCTTGATATGCGCTACCACCTGATGTTTTAAATTCTGGTATCTTTCCTGAAACATTGTCTTGGCTCTGAGGTACAAATATATTTACTGATTGAGATTTGTCAGTTTTAATTAATCTCTTTTTATCTGATGTTAAAACGTCTTTATCGAAAAGATCTTGATAACTCTCGTTTGAGCCTTGAAATCCTATTAAAAATTTACTTATGTCAGTAGAAAGTTGTTTTGCGTTTGTTTGACAAAAATTAGTATTTGTATTATAGTCAATGTACACTATTGGAGTTAATTGACTTTTTGATGTGCCATCGTAGATCAAACAGATGTGGTTAACCATCATTAATACAAGCCCAAATGGAATATATACTGGATGATTAAGATCTATACTTCCTTCGTTTATTCTAGATTTTATATTTTGTGGTAAAATGTAAGAATTAAAAAGAGTATGATCAGTTTTATTAACGCTTTTGTACTTTACTAAAGGGGTTTTAGCAACGTCAGAAATACCGGCCATCAAATTATGATTGAAACCAAAAGCAGCATTAATCAAAAATTGTTCGTCTTGACTTTTATTTATGTAGTTTTTATTTAGATCTAATTTTGATTGGTCCGTAGTAGCTGCGGCTTTAGCAGATTCTAATTCTTTTACTTTATCTAATAATTTTTGTATTTTACCTTCAAATATACCTTCACTAAATAATTCGTCTATAAAAAGTTTTTTAGTTTGCGTATCTTTAGAAGTTAAATCATATTTTACAACATCAGAAAATCCGCTATCTTTAGCATAATTAAAAGATTCCAATTGAATTATTTTCAACATAATTTCCAAAGCAGACTGATAGTTTGCAGCGTCTTCTGTTTGTTTTGTTGTCGCTTCGGCATTTTGTTTACTTATGTCTTGCGCCTTTGTATTATAGTCCGCCTCTGTTTGTTTTTGAATTTGCGCTATTGCAGCAGTGTTGGCATCAATTATTTTTTGATTTGGACTATATAGTAAATTACTAAAACCACTAGTGTAAGATATATCTTGTATTAAAGACGTATCTTCTATTTGTAATTTTATATTCGGATTGCCTACTAGAGATAGTAATATAGCCACTTCGTCCTTTTTATAACTATAGTGTCTATAATCTATTCCTACTACATTAAATGATAGACTAGAAGTTTTAATAGCATCTGCTTTTTGTTGAGAATTTTCAACTTTTCCATCATTAGAATTGCTAGAGAAAAATATATCAAAGCCTTCTCCATTCGCACCTATATAAGAATCTTTACCTCCAATAAAATACAAATAATCGAAAAAATTATTAGCTAAGTAATTTGTAGTACCGCTACTGGCTCTTAGTCTCGTATTATAGTTTGAGATGCTATCTGAAAAAGTAGATGCGATTCTATTTGCGTCTAGAGTTACTATAGTACTGGAACCTTGAGCTCCATCTAAATACTTGTCTATTTGTTGGCCATTTGAATTATATGGTACAAAAAGAATATCTTTGTTTTTAGAAACAGTAATACCGATAGACTCTTGACCTAAGTAATCTGGTATAGAGTGTTTAGTGGGATATATTAATTCTCCTGTTTTATCGTCTTCTTCGGCCCAATCGTCTGGTCCATATTGGCTTAGCAATAAAATTAGCGGATCTCTTTGTTCTCTTGCTAAAGCGATTTTTGCTTGGTTTATTTGATCAACTAAATCTTTAGTCTTAGTTTGAAAATCAAGATCTTTTGCTTTTTTTGCTTCGTCTAATTTTTGCTGATAGTCATCATTAACTGCGTTTTGAACTTTTCTAACGTACAAAGAAGGAAGTGCAGAAGAGTGATTGATTTTAATACTATCTCCTAGAGAACCTAATGCTTGTATTTTTAAAGTGCAATCGTAGCCGCCCTCTTGATTAAAGGTGAAATTAAAATTAGTAACCAATCCCAACATTCCATCGTAATTGCCCTCTGAGTTTCTAATATTACGTTGGATTTGCGAATTTATTTGTTCTTTGGTATTTTGCGTAGTTGAAAATGGATCTATTTGTAAATCTTCACTTTTAGATATTGTGCTTGCTCCTGTTTTATAGTAGACAGTATTTCCCCATTCCAAAAACATTGTATAACCCAATTTAAAGTATAAAGCGTCGATTACATCTAATTGAGCTTTATCCCAAACTTTAAAATTTATGTTAGCTGATCTTATAGAGCCCAAAGCGCCTTGAGTATCTATTTGAACTGAAGTGATACCAGGCATTGGTCGTCTTCCGTATTCTTTTATTTCCGCGTCTCCAAGTATTCCGTAAGCATTCTCTCTTAGGTTATAATTAAAATCGGATTTAGTTGCATCGGGTTTATTGTAAGCAGAAGTGCCAGCAAAAAGAACAAACTTTTTTGCTAGAGAATCTTGATCTTTTATATCGTCTGGATATAGATCTTTAAAATACTTGTAAGTTTTAGAATTCTGCTTGCTATAGTCTTGTTCTGGAGTTCTCACAGATGACACTATTCTAAACCACCCTGTTTTATTAGCGAGATATATTAAATTAGAATCGTCTCGTGTATCTTTCGAATTGTTTTCTGCTCTAGTTCCCAATTGATCTATGACCCATTGAAAAACAGGAGTTCCCAACACATTGGAAATTCTTAGTAGTGGTCCATTCGCCATATTATCTAACTGCGTTTATTTGTCTGTATCCGTTAAGTATTGCTCTAACATCTATTGGTATTCTTAATTGAGTCCCAGGTATTGGCACCAAAGAATCTCCAGGTAGAGAATTAGCCGATGCTATTACCCACCAAAGTTCTGCGTCTCCGTAAAAATCGAATGCCATCAAATCAAGTCTATCTCCTACAGTAGTAATTACGTAGTTGTCTTCATCGGAATATGGAACATCTGGA